TAAAAAATTATCGGCACATGGGGTAGGAAAATTGAATATCAAAGGATGTCAACCAGTTCAAGACGCTTTAACCAGTGGTTATCTTTTAAGACTTCCACAGGATATGGAAATAACTTATAATTTTTTTAATAAAGATATAGGTAAAAAAATAATTAAAGTTAATTTTGCTATGGAAAATAGTCATTTTTATCACAACTTATTACAAACAAGTCCTCAAGAACATAATACTGCTCAAGTAGGAGGAGAAAACTCTTTTCTTGCACAAAAAAATAGTTCTCACGGGAAAGCTCCTATTCCTAAAATATTAAACCCTTTTAAAATTTTAACTCCCCCTGGTTATTCATGTTTATTTTTACCTCCTCTATTAAGAGAATATGATTATTTTCATATTATTCCAGGCGTTGTAGATACGGACACATATCATCAAACTGTAAACTTTCCATTTACATTTAACAAAGATAAATATCCTTCATATAAAAAAATATTTAAAAGAGGAACCCCCTATGTTCAAGTTATCCCCTTTAAAAGAAATAATTGGAAAATGGAAATAGAATATAAAGAGGATTTTAGAAATGCTGATTTTAATTGGGGAACTAAAATTATTCATCGATATAAACAGCTTTTTTGGAATAAGAAAAAGTACTCCTAAAGCCAAACTTTTGGCCCTTTGCAAAGCAAAATTAATATGGTAAGAGACCGGATAGGTATTTCTTCAACAAGAAATATATAATATAATGGGTTTCTATGTTACAAAAAATAGGTTTTTTACCAGGATTCAATAAACAACTTACCCCTACGGGAGCTGAGGCTCAATGGACTGGCGGTGAAAATGTACGTTTTAGATATGGTACTCCTGAAAAAATAGGAGGTTGGCAACAGTTAGGAGATAAATCTTTAACTGGTGCAGCGCGTGCTGTTCATCACATGGTTAATAATGATGGAATTAAATATTCTATTATTGGAACTAATAGAATTTTATATACATATTCTGGAGGAGTGTACTATGATATTCATCCAATTAAAACTGACTTTGGAGCTTTAACTGATAAGTTAGCTTCTACGAGCGGGTCTGCTGTTCTTACAATTACTTTATCTACGACATCAGGAATGACAGCAGGAGATATTTTATATCTTGAAAATGTTACGCCGCCAACAGGTTCTGGTTATTCTGCATCTGATTTTGATGATAAAACTTTTATGATAACTGAAGTAGTTGATGATACTTCTGTTACAATTACTATGGGATCTACTGCAAGTGCAACGGCTACTGATGGAGATTGTTCTGTTAAGTGGTATTACCCCGTGGGTCCAGCTGAACAGGTTGGAGTTTATGGTTGGGGTATATCTCAATTTGGTGGTACGGTTAGTGCGCCACAAACTAATACTTTAGATGGAGCATTAGGAGATAATGTTTATGGAACCGGAGGATCTGGAACCAGCATTGTTTTAGATTCTGTTACAGGATTTCCAACAACAGGAACTAATTATATTCAAGTTGGCACCGAAGAAATTTCTTATACAGGAGTTTCTGGAAGCACAACTTTAACAGGAATTACAAGAGCAGTAAGAGGCACAACTAGGGCGGCTCATTCTGATGGAGCGACCGTTACTAACACAAGTGATTATTCTGCTTGGGGTCAAGCTGCATCTACCACTGATAAAGTAGCTGCACCAGGATTATGGTCGTTAGATAATTTAGGAGGAACAGCTTTAGCTTTAATAGTTAATGGAGCAGTTTTTGAATGGGATGCAAATGCAACCAATGCAACAGCAACAAGAGCCACTATTGTAAGTGGTGCACCAACCGCGTCCCGTGATATG